AGTCGGTAATTTTGTATTTCTAAAAAAAGTTTGGGGTTTTTCGTGGTTTTGGTTTGTTTGGGGTTTTTTTTCTAGGCCGAGGTGTTCTGCTCTTGCGTGTTGTTGTTGGGTGCGTTTTGCATTGAGGTAATGGTTTCCGCGGGTTGCATTGCACTTCTTGCATGAGCCACATAAGTTTTCGAGGTCATCTGTGCCCCCTCTATCTACTTCTATGAGGTGGTCTGCTTCTGTGCTGGGTGCTTTGTGGCACCAGTGGCAGACGGGTTCGTTCTCTAGGACTATGCGGCGGTTGCGCATGAATTCGGGGCTGTTGCGTTTGGTCATGGTGGTTTTCCTTTGGTGTGTGTTGGTGATGTTACTAGCGCCCTCGCAGGCTCGGTTGCTCTCAGTGCGTGATGGTCTTTGAGGTTTGTGCCCCCCACACTTCCAGCGAGTAGCTGAGGCTGCCGGAATTGTAAGGACGGACACCATCGCCTTGTTATGTCGTTAGGGAACGCTGCACTGGCGACTTACCCCCACAACCTTTCAGGTATGTCATCTTGGGTGATGGGGTGCGCCAGCTCTACCCTACTTCCGTAGTGTGCATACCAACACAGTGCAATCCCGTATGTGGCCGTGGTCGTATTCAGTTGTAAGTAGTTACTGGCTGGGCTTCTCAATTCCCGACTTAGCCGAGCGAGACACACCCAGTACCAGTTGTTTAGTTCTTGCGCATGCCTTGGAGTATCGCAATGCCGATGGAGATTAGCAGGGCATACCAAGCCAGGAGCATCATCTGACGCGCCCTATCTTTGAGCGATGCAGAGCCTCAACATTTTCTTCACCATAAGCGGCAAGGATAGTGGGCATATAGATACCGCCCTGATCAAACTTCATGTTGTAAGGCAGTCTCATGATTGCGTCACAGTCATCCCATAGCGAGCAGAAGGCTCGAGACTTAGATGTGGGTACTAGACAGATGCCGTGTTTGTGTGCCATAAAGCGTTGGTTCCATGGTGGGATATTGGTGAATGGTGGGTTCATCCACACATTGCCAAACCATTCGCTGGTGAGGCCATCAGTCTCTTGGGTGTAGTACGCCTTAGCAGGTGTGTGCGGTGGGCCTCCAGGTGGGCATGCAACATCAAGGTCAAACTCCACGCCTAGCGCCTCGAACAACCATGTTGGTGTCCAGTAGTCATCAGATGTGTTGTCTGTTTGTGGCATAGGGAACAAATGCGGTTGAATGCTCATGCTCATGCTGTCGCCAGTCTTTCTGCAATGAAGCCAAGGTCGCTGGGTCGCCATAGGTAGCACTCTGCATGTGGGTGCAGTGTGCGAAGCCAATGCAGCTGCGCTTCTGAGGCTTTGCCTTTCTGCGTTTTGAGTTCGGCATAAATCAGACCCTTCTGCTCATGGGCCATACAAAGGTCTGGATAGCCAGGTGAACCTCCAGTGATGATGTTGCCTCGAGGTGTGCGCATAGGTGCCTGATGGTGTACGAGCCAGCCGTATTGGTATGCAAGTGCTTTGACTTGAGCCATAAATGAGGCTTCTGATATGGGAATCATTTGTCTTTGCCTAACAAGAAACCACACATAAATACAGCAGTAATCATTATGACGAGCGTTAGAAGGTCAACCATTAGAACGGCTCTTCAGGTGTGTCGTAGGTAGGAGCTGGTTGCTCGCCTGCCTTGAGACTGTCAATATAGGCACTGGCCTCGCGCTTACTAAAGCTTTGAAGGTTTGCCGGCGGTACCTTACCCATGCTTTTGCACACGGCACGAATCATGTTCTGTTGTTTATCGCTGGCAAGGTTGCTGTTCTCAGTAATCTGGGTGTCGCCCTGCATCCGTTGAACTTTGCCCATCTCTTCACGACTTGGGCGCTTGTTGAAATCTGAGCCACTGAGACCAGCGTTAGCTAAGGCTCGGCCAACCGCACCTGTTTCGCAGTTCTCAAGGTGACTGGTTTTGTTCACATTGCCTTGGCCACGCACTTCTTCTGCCCAGCCAGTAGCAATAATTTCATCATCAAGCCACAACTCACATTTGAATACACAAACATCAGATAGGTAGTGCACTAGATCAGTAATGATGCGTGCATCAGGGTGTGCCTTTAGAAAGCGGTCAAGTCTGCTGGCCACTGGCTCATAGTCGTCAAGATTAAAGCCCACGGGCATGCTCCTTTTCTAAGCGCTCCAATTCGGCAGTGACATACGCCAATGCTTCCTTTAGTACTGCAATCTCTTGGTCTTTGGCATACACGAGGTCAGCGACATCATCGTTGTGGGTGTACTCAATCATCAGCGTCAACCATCTCAACGCTTGAGATGTACGACAAGCCCTTAGATGGCCCGCTGTCATTCATTGATGGGTGCCATTGGTGTCTGATGGTCTCAGCGATGTTCGGCAGAGTATGAAGCGCGCCCACGGCTTCAAGCACAAGGCTCGATTCCTTAAAGCGAAGCTCGAGCGCCAGATTATGGCTTAGGTTAGTTAGTTTGGCGATTAGCTCGCCTGTTGATGTTTCCATTTGTTTCCTTTGTTATTTTCCTGAGGTGGCACGCCAGTGACCTAGGCCGCCATTCTTGTATAGGTAGCCAGCAACTTTGACATTGCATTTAGGGTCTAGCAGGGCTTTGATCACATCCTGTTTCTTACAGACAGCGCGTGTCACAGTAGCCCAGCTGCCTTGAATCTGAAGAAGCCCCACATCTGGGCGACCATTTGACCGAACGGCAGACAAGCTCTTGGGATTGCAACGGCTCTCCCGATAAGCGATTCGTGACATTGCCGGCACGACTTTGGCAGGGAAATGCTGAGCCAATAGGGGTTCCCATTTAGGACAGGATTGTGCAGCTGCACTTGCGTGGGCTGGTGTTGATAAAGAGAAGATGAGCGTGAGAGCCATGATGAGTTTCAGCACTTGTCCAGTTCTGTTGGCGGCCCCCATGAATGCCAGGATTGTGCGCGTTGGCACACCTGTGAGTATTCAATCAGGCCTGTGGATAAATCTGTGAAGATTTGAACCATGAATAGTTTGTCTTTAGAGCGTAGAACGGTATAGCCCCAATGGGCAGGTTCTTGGCTCATGGGCGGTTGGCCATCATTTTGAGGAAAAGCCAGCAACTGACCCAACCCATTATGAAACTGTATATGAACTGGGTATCGGTCATGCCAGCCCCCTAAAGGTGTCAAGTCCTAATTGGGTGATACAGCACACAATGCCCTGAGAGCCCGTTGAGAGCTCGCGTCTGATGCCTAAGTCATGAATGAGGCCAGCAGTGCGCAAATCTGAGCAACGCTTCCAGTATCCCCGAATCTCATGCCCTTGGGCTTTGGCTCGAGTAGCTGCTTCTTCGTCAGTGAGGCCTAGAACGGCATCTGCATAAATAGCTAAGAGGATGGCGCGGTGGCTGCCTGTCCTCATGGGGCTCACCTGTCGGGAGGTGTCAGGGTCTGATGACCTGAAAAGCGGTAAGTCGAAGATGATTTTCGGCATGTTGTGTTTCCTTTGTTTGGGCCATTTGAGTGGCTAGATGTCACTATACACAAACGGCGAAGTCAGTGGTGGATTTCCCAATGGAAACAAAGAAACCCACCACCTAGCCCCAGCCACGCTCAAACGAGCTGGGAGTTCTTACGGCTTGGGCACACTACGCCATACGGCTTCATAGTCTCCAGGCGACATGTCAGCATACTTGGGTGCAAGTTCGCAATGTATCCAAGTGCCCTTTTGTGAGCCACCGTTGTCTTCGGCTGTCCAATCCTTCCAGCCCCTGCCAATACGCCATCCACGGCCCCAGGTCTCACAGCCTTTCTTGGTGATCCCTGAATAATCATGAACCTCCTCGAGACCAAGTGCAGCTGCATGTTGTACGAACCACAGAATGGCCTCTTTGCCTGCTGCCTTGTTTGCCCCGTAGGAAGTATCAAGTGCCCTTGCGGTGCTGTGAACGCTCATAGACCCTGGCTTGCCTTTGATGTCTCGCACCACCCAAGTGCCCAGATTCTTGAAGCCCCATCTCTTGTTGCAGAGAAGCACGAAGCGTTCTGTGCCTGGTCGTTTAGCTGTGGCTACGCCATCAGAGGTGCCGGTGTATTTGCTCATGGTTGTGGTGGGTCTTTCGGTTTGTCTTTAAGGCCGTTGCCTGCGAGAACTCCTAGAAGCCCCCCTGTGAGTGTGGCCAACATTGGTGATAACACGGCCCACGCAGATTTATCATTCTCTGAGACATCCAGCGGTTGTGTCACAAATAGCAATCCGAAGAGCAGAGCCAAGATGGAAACAAGGAATGCAAGTGTCAATCCAATAGCAACGATGAAGATAAGGCGTGCTTTGATTTCTTCGTTGCTCATTCTGTTTTGTGGTTTCATACGCACTTCCCTCCTGTGCCGTATTGCGGTGTTGCGGTTGTTGGCACGATTGTTTCGGTTACGCCGCGCAACGCTTTATTCTTTGTCGGTGGGCAGTTGAGGCGTTCACGATCTGCGCAAGAGGTGAGCGATGTTAAAATCACCAATAGAATTAGGCTATTCCGCATCTGGTTTGACCCAGCCAGCCTTAATGAGTTCGGCTTCAGTTGGTTGTTTTTCTTTGTTAAGCCAAACAAGAATGCCGTCTGCCTCGCTTGCTGCCCATCCTTCGGTGAAGCCGAGGCTGTGAAGTGCTGTGGTTATTGTCATGGTGTTCATGCGCTGACTTCCATTGCCACGATGTATGAGATACCAGTTCCGAAACCAATGTTGGCATGGATAAGAGCGCCGTCGTTGTTGTTGGCACTTGCAATTTGAGTCTTGTATGTTGTTGCTGTTGTGACTGCTGGGCTGTCTAAATAGAAGAAAGATTCAGAGCCGACATTCCAAATGGCGGTGCCTGTGTATTGCGCACCTTTTGAGATGACGCTCAAAACAGAAGCGCCTTTCAATAGTTGTGTTGTGACGCTCGAACTGGCATTTGTTGAGTTTTTTGCAAGACCGTTATGAGCACCAAAGACCAACACCTTACTGCTTGATGATTGTGGAGTGATAGTCACGGTCAAGCCGGTATCTGCAAACACGTTTGTGTTGTTTTGCACTTGGGTTGTTGCGGTGGCTGTGACTACCTGCAAGATGCGGAATGCGCCCCTTAAATTGTTCATCTGATCTGCGGTAAGAATTGCCCCCGACACAAAGGCCGCTGGGAGTGTTGTGGGTGTTGCCATGTTTGTCTCCTTTAGAAACTTAAAAGGTTGGTTGTTGAGAGCGTGCCAAATATTGCATCATTAAGCGTAAAGTACTGATTTCCATCTGTGCTTTCAAATGTGAACGAAGTGATATGTGAACCAGGTGTGATGTTATGGCTGATGCCTGAGACAATCAAGGTTTGTGTCTCAGTGGCTGGGGTGCCAGTCACAAAGTTTTTAACAACTGTGCAGATGCTTGTTAGGTCGAGGCCAAGCACAATGTTTTGATTAGCTGTTGATAGGGCCGCCATCTGAGTTGATAGCCCTGTAAAGCGAAGCACTGGGTCTTTGTATTTCCCCAGCAGATAGTTGCCAAGCCCAGCAACTTCTGCGGTAGTGCTGTTCAACAGATCAAGCAAGGCGTATTGCTGTGCCTGATAAAGCGCAATGCTGTTGGCATTACTGGTTGTTTGTTTGCTTCCAGCAGGGCTCTGGGTCACTATGTAGTTGTAAAGAAGCTCATCGCCATACTGATTGATAAGAGTCTGGTAGGGCAACCCTGTGCCATCAGTGTTGAAGGTAGCCCCAGCGATTGGGTTGAGAACGCTCGACCTGCCCTTGAAGGTAAGGGTGCCATTGGCGCTCATGAAAAGGTAGCCCTGCTCACTGGTGTTGACCTGTTGTAGATAGTTCAGCACATTTGTGTCTTGGCTGATGGCGTACGCGCCCAGTGTGGAAGAGCCAGTATCTATGGCTCGAGCGCCTTGGTAGTTAATCTCTGAGTAGCTAAGCACTGTATTGATTCGGGTACCACTAGCTTCGGCAGCTGGTGTGACAGCGTTGAGGGCTTGGTTGGCAAGCACTGTGAACTGATCAGAGCAGGAGGCATACATCATGTCTTCGTTGCTGATGTCGTAATCAAGGTTCCAGTCAGTGACTAGACCCGTGTAGATAGGCACACCGTTGGCGAGCACCTGCACAGGGCAGCGAGGCAGTACAAATGGATAGTACGGACTAGAGGTGTTCCTAGGGTTTAGGATTTGGCTGGAGTTGTCAAAGGCGATTGTGGCAGTGCCGGCATTGAACTGGTCCAGCTGGCGTGACCTGCCCCTAGTGATGTTGATGGATTCAACAATGCTCGTCAGGTCAACCATGGTGACACCTCCCAGCGTTCCTCTGCCAGCGGTGTCCAGCACGCCGTAGAAGGCATCATTCAAAAGGAATGGAGTACCGAAGCCTGTGGTGCTTTGGAAGCCCACCATGACCTGAATCGTTGGGGTACTCATGCTGGTGCGAATACCGTTCCGCTACGCCTTTGGGCTCGCTGAATACTCTCAATGATTAACTGCCCCATCTGATCTGGGGTACTCACAAGGCCAGCTTGAACTGTGATGTTCATGCCACCACCCATACTTCCCATTTTGGAAAGAGGGATTACCGCCTCTGGGCCGCGCTCCCCGATAAGGGCAAGGGTTGGAGAGCTTACGATGCCTCCGTTTGCCAGCATGGGGATGTCTGGAACCTCGAAGCCGTTGCCTCCGATGCCTGGCACCCAGTCTGGAATCTTGAACTTGAGTTTGCCGATTGTGTTGTTCCAGAGTTTGCCAATGGCGTTAAAGATGCCTTTATAGACTCCCATCACAAAAGTCAAGTATCCAGTGATGGCATCCATGCCGCCCTTGATGCCTGTCTTGATGGCATCGAATACTGCGTCAACGATGTCTCGGAAAGCATCAAACTTCTTGTAGGCGATGACTAGGCCTACGACTAAGGCAGCGATGGCTAGAGCGAAGAGAACTACTGGGTTAGCGGCCATAACAACGTTGAAGGCTGTTTGGATACCCGTGAAGA